GTGATATCACATATAAAAATAGAGTGGATTGGATCAATGAACAAGCTGAGAAATTTGAGCACGTTATCTATGTTACTGGTAACCACGAATATTATAAGTCTAACATTTCTCATACAGATGAGTATCTCGCAGACGACTTAGATCCACGTATTCATTTCTTAAGGAATAGTTCTGTTAAGATTGAAGATACATGGTTCCATGGTGCAACACTATGGACTGACATGGGTACTCCTGCAGATGAATACTTCATCGCACAGGGTATGAACGATTTTAGGATCATCCGTAAGGGTGCAGACTATAGACGGTTTAGACCTCATGATGCCAAGTTACTTCACCACGAAAGTATGATGTATCTACAGAAGAACGTAAAGCAAGGCGATGTAGTAGTAACTCACCATGCCCCTTCATTTAAGTCTTCTCTTGATCACTTTATCGGTACTCCGTTAAACCCAGCTTATGCAACAGATCTATCGAACTTTATGATGGACTACAAGCCTAAGTTCTGGATCCATGGTCATATGCACAACAGCTCTGACTATAGAATTGCAGGTACTAATGTGTTGTGTAACCCTCGAGGTTATGCACATGAAGAGAACTTTGAGTTCGATGTTAACAAAACATTTGAGGTATAAAATGAAAATGATTAAAAGTATTAAAATTGAAGTTGGTGATACTGTACTAGATATTAGGATAGATCATGCTTGCACATTACGTGATGAGTTGAATGCGCTATTCTCTCCTGTTGCAACAAATCACCCCTCGAAGACACAACCGCAGTGTGTTGATCAGTATTCTGTGTACTCTACACGTACCACCGCTGATCCAGATGAAACCTGGAATCCTGCCGGCTGATCGGTGCATATTCCGGAAAGTTATAAGCTTATTCCAAAACGATATAATTATTTTCATAAATTAGTGTACTTTGACTGCCATTCGTAGTATAATGGTTCTATGTTAAAGAAAACTTCAACTTCAATATTACATAGCGGGCTACCGCACCCCGCAAAATCAACCCACCAGGTACATTCTCTGGTACACCAACTCGCCGCGTCTGGACCTAAAACTTTCCACATACGCGGGTCAAACTATGATATAATGGTACCATAATCAATTAAAAAAGGAATATATTATGAATAAAGTGATCGAACAATTAATGAATAACCATCCTGGAACTACTGAATTCTCAGCTGCCATGATAAAATCTGCCGCTGAGTCTATCGGTGAAAATCCTAGAGCAGCTTATGTAAACATACGTTACACACACAATTGCCCTACGGTAAAGCGTGGCGTATACAACTTGGAGTCAATGATGCCAAAATCATCACTACCTAAAAAATCAAAACCTGAAATGATCAAAGGAGTTGCGTCAGTTTCTAATGATGAAGTTTTCGTTCCATCTTATGATGAGACTTTTGTTCCATGGGGAAACTTTTCTGAGATCGTAAAAGTTCTTAAGTCTGGTATGTTCTATCCTACATTTGTTTCTGGCTTGTCTGGTAACGGTAAGACGTTTCAGATTGAACAAGCATGTGCAAAACTTAATCGCGAATATGTTCGTGTTCAGATCTCTCCTGAGACTGACGAAGATGATCTAATCGGTGGTTTTCGTTTAATCAAAGGTGAAACTGTGTTTCAGAAAGGTCCAGTCATTAAAGCTATGGAAGCTGGCGCGGTCTTAATGATCGACGAAATTGATCGTGGAACAAACAAAATCATGTGTCTTCAAGGAGTTCTTGAAGGTAAGCCAGTTCTAATCAAAAAGACTGGTGAAGTTGTTGAGCCTAAAGAAGGTTTCAACATAATTGCTACTGCTAACACTAAGGGTAAAGGTTCAGAAGATGGACGTTATTCTGGTGCATCTGTTATCGATGATGCTTTCCTAGAGAGGTTTACTATTACTCTTGAACAGACTTTTCCAGGTGTTGCTACCGAAGAAAAAATCGTTATTAAGCACATGCAAAAATATGAAAATGTTGACTTAGAATTTGCCACTCTACTTGTTGGATGGGCGGATGCAATTCGTAAAACATTTTATGACGAAGGTATTGATGAGGTTATTTCAACTCGTCGTCTATGTCATATCGTTCAGACTTATTCAATCTTTGGAAAGCGTGACAAGGCAATTGCCCTTTGTGTGAATCGTTTTGACGAAGATACTAAAGCTGCTTTTATAGATCTTTATGAGAAAGTTGATGCTACTATTAATGCTCCTGAAGAGATTGTAGAAGAAGATTTATACAGCGATGATGATGTATAAGCTTATAACAAAACGATATAAAAAGGTATGTACAAAGGTGTGCAAATATGGTATAATGGTACTGTTAAATAAAAAAGGAAACTAATATGAATTTATCTGCTCAAGAATATTTAGCTAAGTTATTAGCAAAGGAAAATCTTACTGTTCAACACGGTAATTATTCCACAGCGAGTTTTGATGTTATCAACCGCGTCTTGCGTTTGCCTCTATGGGCAGATAAAGGAAAAGATGTGTATGACCTTCTAGTTGGACATGAAGTTGGTCATGCACTGTTTACTCCTGCTGACGGATGGCATAATTCTGATAAAGAATTCGATAAAATTCCTAAGGCATATTTAAATATCGTTGAAGACATTCGCATTGAACGTTTAATTCAAACGTCATATCCTGGAATCGTTCGTCGGTTTAAGTCTGGATATAAAAGATTATTTGATGATAATCTATTTGGCACTGACGACAGAGATATTAATGAAGCTGGACTTATGGATAGACTTAATGTGTCTTCTAAAAGTCGTGGATATGTTTCTGTTGACTTCTCTGATGATGAATCTCCATTGATTAAAGAAGCTATGTCTGTTGAAACGTGGGATGATGTTGTCGCCGTTTGTAAAAAACTATTTGACTTTATTGAATCAAAAAAGGAAGATGAGCAAGAAGATCAAATGCCTATTGGACCTACTGGTGAAGAAGATCCTAATACAGAATCTCCTGCCTCTCCTCCTTCTAACGGTTCTCGTGAAGAAGATTCTGAAGAAGGTGGTGAAACTACTAATCCAGAATCAAATCCTTCTAATGATGAAGGTGAATCACAAGAAGGTTCAGGCGAAGGAGATAGTGTTCCTTCTGAAGAAAAAAGCGATGCTCATGAAACGTGGACTGAAGATTCTTTTAGAAATAACGAAGACGAGCTTTTAGAAACTAAGCCTAGCAATGATTGGAACAATTCAGATCAAGTGCAATCAAAATTCTCATGTGGTATTTCAGATTTAAATATTAAGAATATGGTTTATTCTTATAAACAAGCTGAAGCTATGCGTGCTGAATACGTTGATGATATGGACTCGCGTGATAAATCACACTCTCCTTATCTTTCTTCGGAGTGCAAAAAAGATTGGAATAGCAATAAGTCAACTTATAAAAGTCAAGCAAATCTTATTGCGAAAGACTTTGAACGTAAGAAGGCTGCTTTTGAATATTCACGTGCTACGACTTCTAAGTCTGGCAAGCTTGATCCTTTAAAAATGCATTCATACAAATATTCTGAAGATATCTTTCTTTCTACTACTAAGTTAGCTCAAGCAAAGTCACACGGAATTGTAATGTTTGTTGATTTGTCTGGTTCTATGGGTGAGATCATTGAAGATGTCATGGCTCAAACAATCACGATCGCTATGTTCTGTCGTCAAGTCGGTATACCATTTGAAGCTTATTCATTTACTACTACCGCGTATTGGAGAGCACTTAATAAGGGAATAGATACAGTTCACGATCTTGCTCCTACTGAAATAGATTCTGACTGTAGTAAAGTGGTTGAGATATTCTCTTCACAAATGAATAAGAAAACTTTTGATGAAGCATGTTATGTAGCATTTGCTATGGGTAAGGTGCACAGTTCATCACGCACTCGCTCTTATTATTTGTATGGTGATCTGCATTCAATTGATCAAATGGGTTCAACTCCTTTAATTCAAACTTGTTATGCAGCATCTAAAATAACTAAAGCATTCACAAGAAGGCATGCAATTCAAAATACAAACATTATGTTTTTAACTGACGGTATGCCTGATAGTGTTTCTATGACTCCAGATCCTAAAGCTGATCTTGCAACTCATAGGAATAATAAATGTATCAACTTCGAGGGTAAACTTGTTCAAGGTACGAACGCACGAAATATTTATTCTGCAATGTTGTTACGCCTTAAAGAATTAACTGGTGCAACCATTATGGGTTTCCATCTTGCTACTAATGCATCAACATTCGGTCAAGGATATAACGGCATTGAAGAGAAAATAGAATTCCCAGACCTTATGCAAGTTTGGAGAAAACAAGGTTTCTCTGAGTGGAAAAAAGAAAAAGGTTATGATAACTATTTCATAATTAAGATCAACCGGAGTGCAAGGTTTGACAGCGATGAATTTGCTCCTAAGAAAGCTGATACTATTAGTGATCTTAAACGTGAATTCAAGAAGTTCAATAAGACTAAGAAAGGCAACAAGCAGTTAGTCGCACGTATCACTGATGCGGTGGCGGCATGAGTTGTCTATCATTACTGTTAGCAGTGTCAATCCACACAGGTTTGTCTGGAGATTATAACAATACACACCCACATCTCAGGTGTGAGGTCGAAAAAACTATGTTTGTGTCTAGTATTGCGGGGGTTTATTTAAATAGTGAATCTGAAATCAGCTATTACTATGGCAAGAAGCTTGGAATTGTAGAACTGGGATTAGTGAGTGGATACTCCAGATACCCCATTCTTCCTCTAATTAGAGTAATTAAAAATGGTTGGTATTTAAGTCCATCATATGAAATAGATAATTGGGGAGCAACTGTAGGATATGAAGCAAAACTATTTTAGTTTAAAGGTATGTACTTACAAGCTTTGTGTGATATAATGTATACATATATTAAAAAAGGGACTTAAATGAAATTTAACGAAGAAAACAACATCCACGAGCTATTCGAATATGTCGAGAGTACTTACTCTAAACATTATTCTTCTGCAAACGGTGTGCAAATCATGGATCTAATATCTGCCTCAGGGTTAGGTTTAGATTTTTGTCTTGGTAATGTATTAAAATACGCATCAAGATATGGTAAGAAAGACGGAGCGAATAGACAAGATCTGATGAAGATTATGCACTACACACTATTGGCAATTAATGAACATGACTTAAAGGAGTCTAGCAATGAAACTTAGTAATGAAATAAAAGATGTATTGAATAACTTCCAATCGATCAATAGTAATATCGCAATCGGAGAAGCTGGTGGAATGATTCGTACCATGTCTGTCTCTAAGACTCTAATGGCAAAGGCTAATATTGAACCTGAAGCACCAAACGCTTGGCCGTATGAATTTGGTATTTATGACTTAGGTGAATTCCTAGCTTGTCTTAATATGTTCACTGATCCTAATTTGGAATTTGATGCAGACAAAAAGTTTGTTAACATTAGTGATGGTGTTACTTCGTTTAAGTATTACTTCTCTGAGATCGATATCCTAACAGTACCAACTAATGATATTAACTTAGATTGCAATGATCTAAAATTCACACTAACCAATGATGAATTAAACCAACTGCGCAAAGCTTCCGCTACTCTTAAAACCAGTAACTTAAGTATCCGTAAGGTTGACGAGTCTATTGAGTGTGTCATCCTGGATA